TGCATCACAAAAACTGGCTTCCATGTGTTTTGCATCAAGACATCTAAAACGATTTACCCCCATACGGAGAAGGATTCTCGTCAAAACATCCCAACCCCCATACCACTGTGAGCAGCCAACGGCACTCCAGTGGTCTGTTGAAGCCATAGCCAACAGGTTATCGTTTTGCTTAGCGTAAAGCATTAAAGCGACAACATAAGAGATGATATCACCACACATGAAAGTACGGATCTTATTCTTCTTCTTGTCATCATTAGCCAACTTTTCGAGGGAACGAATTTCCTCTTTTGGACTAGTCAACCAATAACAACACCTGTAGCGACGACCACACCAAACATAATCTATCTCACCAGTCTCAACAACATGTAGCACAATCTGTTTTATTAGATCATACTCCATATTAAGAGCCTCACGCTTAGTTTGATATTTCTGATTAAGTGGCCAACCAGGCGATGATGAAAGATCCATCAAAGACGTTGCTTCATCAAAAGACAAAGCCTCAGAGAACATATATGGTAAAAGGATTCGTTGCATCGCATCCTCTACCAACTTCATTTTCTGGCGGTTCGGATAATAGGGATATGGAACACGAAATTTTGCAAAATCGTTATCCAACATTTCCCTCTCGAATTGAACACAATAATAGTTATCAGGAATAGTGTAACCCTTACTCTCAACCTCGCGAATTAACTCGAGATTGGGAAACATTGTTGCATTACCCTGTATACCATTTGTGTAACCATACTCCAAATAATGAAAATCTCCTTGACTCTGTTTAATGGTGAAGACCCCATCAATTAGTTTTTTTGGCAACAAAGTCGCCACTTGAGAAGAGACAGTACCACACATAGATATGATTACAGAATTATGACCAATTCCACAGTTAAACTTGGAATTGGAAACTGCACCCTTATGTCTAGCCACCACCTTACCACTAACTCTCTCTAATATAGGAGCACCTGAATAACCCGGCAAAGTATCAACCGAGTAGCTGAATAACATACGTTTATCAGCTTTAGAGAATTCCAATGGCAAAGACAACACCCCACGAACAGGGTGTGAGACAACCATCACATAACCACTTCCCACTCGAGGAACCGAAAGGGAATAACGGACTTGAGACTGAAGTTCCTTCATATAGGGTCCATCGACCTCAAAAGAAGCGTAATCATCAATCAAATCAGTGTTAGGCAATTTATATCTCCTAACTGACTCAGGAATCACATAGTGTATGGTTCCATCTTTTCCTAGGATATAATAGTCACCAAAGTTGGAAGCACGTGGAACACCGTTCACATCCCAGAACAAATGGGCAACAGTCTCAAGTCGATGAGGACCCATCCAAGACTGCCCAATCGCATCAGTATTGCGATTCGGAGTAAGGCCTACTTTACAATAAAGACCAAATACTCCATTTGTTCTGAAATTATCCACAGTACCAGAAACAAACGCCTCGTCGATCGCGACGGGTTCATTGATTTGCTCATTGAGCGCATCAAGCGTAAGTTCCTGGTTCTTCTTCTCCTCAACAACTACAAATTCATGTTCCATAACACAACCCTTAATAGAACAAGGATTGAAAGGACATTTTCGGGACCTAAGGTTAGCCGAATTTGCCTCATTGACAAGAGAAGTCAAAACAGCTGCTTCGCCAGCAATCTGCTTCTTCTTCTTATTCTTGCCAACCTTCTTCTCTTTGACCTTTTCCGGTTCTTGTCCAGCAACTTGGGCCGGACGAGGAAGTACTACAACAGGACGCCAAACACC